AGAAATTACTATTTCTTCATTACGTAAATGCTCTGGTCTTGCACCACAAGTAACTTCTTCATTAGTCTTGAAAGACAAAATAGTTTGATTACCTTTTCGGTACATATACCCAATAGCATCTGCATTTGCACAAATTAATGATTTAATCTTACCCGTCAGGTCTATGTTTGCAGACATGACCATTTCTCCCTTGTCATCAACTACCTTATCCTTGATGTGACCAGATAGAATGATTGTAGGTGCTAAGGTATCAATAAAATCTAAAACCTGAAAGAAGGCTTGTCTAATATATAGATAACCGGCACCATTTGGAAGAGTAGTTACATTGTCTCCATCATAGTTTTTACCCATTGCTGTATTTCTATAAAGTTTTACAGCTAACGGCATGATCATATCTTCTAATGCAGTTACAGTATCAATAGTAATAAACTTGTATGGATTACCTGCAGCTTTGATTGCTTTACCAGTATCCAATAGTTCTTGTAAATTACTTACTTTAACTTTAAGAGCTTCAACATAATCAGTACCATTTTCTAAATCAATAATCAGATTGTCTTCAAGACCTGCATATGCAGTTGTTTTACCAGTCTTTGGCTTAGAATAGATCACAATTCTTTTAGGATTTACTCTTTCTGCCTTGACTTTTTTAGTTGGAAGTACTATACTCATAAGTCCTTTCTTGCTTCAGTTATTAAATCATTCAACCATTTCTTATCACTTACAGGTTTTACAAGCATAATTGCTGCAAAATCTTTTAGAGATATGTTTGCTAAAGAACCTCCGGTAAATTCTGCATTTTCTTCTACAGAAGGTCCATCAAGTTCAATTTCTTCTTTCTTAGGAGCATACTCTGCTTCAAAGTCTGGAAATACACTTAATGATTGTTGTAATGCAGGAACTTCAAGTGTAGCTTCTTCTCTTCTCTTTTCATAAAGAGCATAACTAATCTCTTGTCCATTAGAAAGTACAGCTACCATCTCACCTAAAGAAACTAGATATTTTCTATCTACTTTTCCTTCAGAATCAACAGTCTCTGTAACATCATACTCCTCATGATAAAAAGGATTATACTTTAATTTAAATAATGGTCTGCCTTCCATACCTGGAACAATGTCAGTATTTTTTCCTGAAGAATCATATACATTCTCATAGAACTCAATATAAATATCTTCACCCTTTTTCAACTCCCACTCAAAGAATTGACATTGTTTACCAAACTTACCTTTTTTAAAGAAAGCAGTTTTGATAGTAAAAAATGGATCGGCTAATCCAATTGCTTTGAAAGTATCCATATGTTGCATATAGAACTCTCTTTCTTTTTCTTTTCTTAAATTGTTGTTATTCATAGTTATTAATTTACTTGGATTTTCTGTGTAGTTTCTCTAGCAGGAGTTGGGATTTCTACTATTCTCATAGTAGTTCTATCTAGCTTAAAGAAACTGATTCTGGTCATACCATTTCTAGATTTTAAGAAGTGAAACACAAGTGTATCTGGATCTTCAATTAGAAATTTTTCAGGACCATATTTCTTTATTCTTCTGATAGAAGGTTTATTAATACCAATAACTACATCAGCATGTTGTAACAAAGCATCAGAACCATAGATATCAGAATCTAATACATAATTACCATATTGGGCTTCTACTTGTCTTTTAGTATCATCTATGTTTCTATTTAACTGACTTAGGACAACAAATGCTACAGGATAATTTTTCTTCATATAGGTCAAGGCTTCACCTAATGCACCTAGCATCTCAAACTTGTCTTTCTGTCCTACATCATTTTTAAATAGAGCAGAGTGATCAATTGTAACAAGCATGTTATGATATGTACCATCAGGTTTCTTGTGTCTTTCCAATTCATAATGAATTGTAGCACACATTTCATTGACAGTACAGGTATCATAGACAACATTAATTATATCAGTAGCTGCAGTTTCTTTATAATACTCTACACACTTCTCAAATAACTTTTTGTCAACTAACTTGCCATCTTTACTCATTAATGTATTGTAATCAGCACCTGTAATCAAACCAAATTTTCTAATAGCACTGGTTTCATCAACCATTTCCATTTGAAATTTTAACACCCTAAACTCTTGATTAGGATTTTTTGCAATGATGTCAGACACCAACTGTTCCATAAAAAGTGTTTTACCTGTGCCAGGACGTGCACCTACAACTGTTATAGTTCTCCATTCTAATCCATCACAAAAAGCATCATTAAACTTAGGCCACGCACTTATTAAAGCAGGTATTTTACCTTCTCTCTTTGCCTTCATTTTATAAAGACCCTTTTCAAGACTATCTCTTTCACTTACTGGTAACAAGTGTCTAGCACCATTGAATAGTTTTCCCATAAACTTTTAAAATTTAAATTATACAATTAACTCACTAAATACATCTTTATCTTCATCTGGATTATCTTTTAAAAACTCACAATATGTTGCTAGATCAGAATCCCAACTCTTGTCTATATTTTGCTTTCTCAAAAAATATTGAGCAGTTCTCATATAGTCATAGTTTTTGGACTCATATTCTAAAACATATTTTTGTGTAGCTTGAAAGATAGTTTCCCAGTCATAGCTGAAGGTATCAAAAAACCATCTAAAGGCATTCTCAAGATTTTTAGCAGGGACTCTAGCATATTTACCAGAGGATAGTTTCTTATTAGGAAATATGTTAACATATGCCTCTATGTTTTGCATAAAATTATGCCCCATCAAATCTTTAGAAGTTTTCTTTTTAGATTTCTTAAAATATCCATCAATTTCTGTTATAAAGATAATGCTTTTGTCAGTTAATTCCAAGGATTCTGTTAACCATTGATCCTTTTGCAGTCTTTTGCACTCTAATTCTTTATTAACATAATTATGGGGTACTATTTTTTCTTTAATACAGTATAAAACATAAAATGAGTTTGGTGTCAAACCGTTCTGAATTAACTTTGTGAAGATCTCTGTCATACTACCATGTTATTATATTACCACTTGAATTTGTTACTATAGAAGATATTTTAATAAAAATATCATCACTATCCCATTTAGAGCCATTATAAGCAGCAGAAGCAGGATGTTTAACAGTAAACTTGTAGTTATTATCATTAGTAAGTTGAGACCATTCTTCAGCTTTTTTACCCATGTACACATAAATTAATCCGGGGTTATAGTTATTTAACCAATCTAACAAGTATGCAGTAAATGGTTTCCATATATCATAATGGCTACCAATCTTTCCTACTTCTACTGTAAGAGCAGTATTTAACATTAATATACCTTGGTTAGACCATCTTGTAAGATCTACTTCTTCACTTACAGGATAACCGTTATAGACAGTTCTATTGACTTCTCCTAAGATATATTTAAGACTTGGTTGAAGTTTATTGGTATTACCACAACTAAATGCAATACCATCAGCAACTCCTAACTGTGGATATGGATCCTGACCAACTATTACTACTTGTAATTTATCATACGGGCATTCTTCAAAAGCCCTAAATACTTGTTTTAGTGGTGGAGTAAATCTTTTATCTTCTTGACTTAGTGTATAGAGTTTTTTAAGTATGTCATCAAACTCACTACTAAATATAAAAGATTTAAAAATCCTACCCCAACCACTAGGTTCAAGTTTTTCAAACATTTTTTGTTTAATTTCTTCTAAATTCATTTTTTTCTTATTTTTGATAAAAATTAATACAATGATTAAAGTTAAAGAACTAAATGATGATGCACTTTTAGACATTAAAGTGAATAAAAGTTTTTACTTAATGGCTAAAGCAGCTTCTGTCACAATTCTTCAAAAAATGAATGTTCAAGATAAGGGACAAGACTATATAAATAGCTTAACATCCAAGAAATATGAAGATATGGATGATATGGAAAGAGCATTTTATACTGTTATCCTTATTATTGCTGAAATAGAAAGACAAGCTACTGAAAACAAACTTTATGTAGAAAAAGAAATTCTACAACCTGGTGATGAAGGTTATGTAGAACCAACTACCCAAGGTTAATATTATATTGTTCTCTACCAATCTGTATACAAGCTTCAATAGCTAACATTATTTCATCTTTACTGCAGTCTGCAAAAGATTTATCATCAAGACCTGAACATTGTTTTACAACAAGTTTCATCTCATCAAATGTATAACCGGATTCTTTTGCTAATTCTCTAATACAAGCATGTACTTTTGCAAGTTGTGCTTTACTATGATCTGCATTTGCAAGATCAATATACATTTCTACTTTTTGACCTTCTGGAATCTTATCTACAAAAATCTCATAAGCTAATTTGTCTTGTGGATTTGCAAATATTAGTTTTCCATTCTTTTTAATGAATTTACCACTAAACATACCTAACAAGTTATATTTCCTATAATTTCTAAAAACTGATCATAGTGAACTCTTTCTGTAATATTTAATGCAGGTATGTCAAATGATTTTAATGACCAATTATCATCTTTAACATCAAGACTATCTGTACTATGGAGAAGTATTCCTGAACAAAGTTCTTTATGATAGTAATAATAATCATACCCATTTTGACTGTCATTATCAAGTATATCTACTTTTTGAAAGCCAAGTTCAATTAATTCTTGCTCACTCATCTTATTCTAAATTTCTGTAAATAATATTGATGATGATTGCAAATATCCAATCAGTCATCCCAACCACTATGGCTTTCATCTTTATTTAATGAATAAATTATTAATCCTGCAACCACAACAGATATGATTGCACCTATAGCAAATTCCATTATTTTTCTTTTTTAGGTAAATATTTCTTTTCAAACTTTTCCCATCCTTTAGGATCAAACTGAGTCACAAGAAGATCAAGTTTAATTTCTTCTTCATGCTCATCACACATACCTATACCTTTGATATCAAGATCAGGACTATACTTTTTAGTTGCAGGTTTACCACATTTAATACATTCCATCATTCCATAATTAAGTTATTATCATTCAATATTTCTCTAATCTTATCTCTTATAGATTCATAAGCTGCATAAGTTTCATCAGATAAACTCTGATTATACTTTATTTCAGATCTAAGATGTTGATCAAGATCCCATATAGAATGTTTCCATCTCCAACCATCTATTGCTGTTCTAGCATCTTCTGCTTCTTCAATAGAGTCAAACTTTAAAATTATTTCTGCCATTGATTTACAAATATTTCAGTATTGATTATATCTCTAATATAATCAATTTCACTGTATTTATTATTATCTAAAGTCCATAATCCCAGATCCTTTATTCTTTGATTTCTTAAAGTAAGAATAGAATATGCAAGAACATGAGCATTATCTTCATCTGAACTATCTAACATCCGAAGCATATTACCTTTTTCTACTTCAGTAACATAACCAGTTTTAAGTAGTAAGTTTAATTCTGATAGAAAAATAAATGGTCTAAATGTTCCTTGTTTAGTACCTGCTGCATACATGTACCATAAATATCCAATATTACTGTCATTTGGTTTTGCAACTTCCCAATGTTCATTGCAAATATCCTTTATCATTTTCATGAGTTTAGGATCTTTAAATGTTTTTATCATGATCTCAAAAATTTAAACATTGCTTGTAATTTCTTATGTTCTTCTACTAAATCTTCTGGAGTAAATGTAGCTTGATGACCATCAAATTTAACTTTAGTATGTAGATCTATTTCATGAAGTATTAAAGCAAACCAAACACTTCCAAATCTTTTAAACTGCAACTCTATAGTACCTTCAACTTTAGGAAGTCTATAATTTTGATGATCAGTATTAGATCTGTAGAATCCATACTTTACAAGCTTTTTACCTATAAGTTCTGTATCTCTGAGTGTCATACATCTTATTCTGATTTAAAGGTTAATTTTTATCCCTATCTGCAATAAATCTTACATCACCTTGTAAATAACTTATTGCATTAAAAAGGTCATCTAATGCTATTATACCAAGTGGTAACAAGTTACCTTTACCATCTTTTATTCCTGATAAGTAAATTGCAATATCTTTTAAAGATTGTATATTTATTTTTTTCTTTTCTTGACTTGGTGTTTCCATTCTATTCTGATTTAAAGGTTTGTTTAAAATAAGCATCCATTAATTCTTGAAATGTTTTACCACTTTTTTCAATTGGATTACTAATTATTAGTTTAGCTAAACCAACTGAATTTTTTATTATCTGTTGTTTCTCCATTTCTTTGGCTTGTTGGATTAATTCATCATTAAATTCCTTACCATTTCTTAGTTGTTGTACCAACCATTCTACTGCTGTTTGCATTCTATTCTGATTTAAAGATTAAAAAATATAACGGATTGTATTCCAAGGAATATGCTCATCATGTAATTCAGTCCACTGCTTAATATAATCTGCTTTCCTGTTGTGTTCATACCGGATATTCTTACCACCATACTGAGAAGTTTTAGTTTCTTGTATTTTGGGTACCCAAAGTAACTCTTCTCCTGGAAGTTTATGCTCTAGATTATACAGATGCTTCTGTTCATTATGAGTAAGAAATATTACTTCAGCTTTGACAGCATCATTATTCCAACTATTAAAATGAGAATGTCTTTTAATTAAATGAAACAAGAACTCATATTCAGTTAACCAATTGTCATGAACTATTATAGGACTAAAGTTAAGATGAACTTCATATCCTGCATCAATAAATCTTGGTACAGCATTCAATCTTAAATCAATTGGACTAGTATTAGGTTCAAGTATTTTTCTCCATTTCTCCGGCATTAGACTAAATCTTATTCTAATTTTACCTTCTGGATTAAGTTCAAGCAAATCTGCATTTACATACTTAGTAGCAAATGAACCCATAGCAAGAGGATGTTCTCTAAAAAACTTAAAGATTGTCTTCCAGTCATGATATTTTGCATGTAAAGCAAAGTCTTCATTACATGAAATATCATAAGTTACATACTCTCCTGTTTGATTTGGTTTCTCTACTGTAGAAAAATAAGCATGTGAATTAATTTCTGTCAGGATGTCCATAGTATT